CCGAGCGCACCGAGCGCACCGAGCGCACCGAGCGCACCGAGCGCACCGAGCGCACGAAGAACAACGAACGGCCGCGCGTCACATACTCACGCGCGGCCGTCTGCCGACACACCTAACGAGTATGTGACTGCCGCGTTTCTATATCGCTCCGATTGTCAGACGATGAACGTACCAACGTCTGGTGGCCGTACCGCCCATACGTCAAGGTAGCTATCGGCAGGTCCTATGTCCCACGCTGCCACGATCCGCATACGTTCGTGGGTGCTCTTGTCGCTGCTGATTGTCAATCGACCGTCGCACTCGACAAGAGCGAACACAGAACCATTACGAACGTATACGGCCGCGTCGGCAGGACAATCCGACGCGTTCAAGCCGACGCATAGGCCTCTGTAGTTGCGCGAATCGTCGCGCCATTGCCCTATCGGCGGCCACGCCGAACCATCATGCCTGCTGATAGGCGCGTCGGCCGAGCCGTCAAGATACTTGCACTTGAGGCCGCGGCCGTTGAAGTATTCACGTTCTGCCGCTGCGATTGCTGCGGCCGCTTCTGCCGCTTCACGTCGTGCGGCCGCTTCGTCCTCACGAACGGCCGCTGAGTAGTCTGCAATCATCTGCGCGTCGAATGGCGGCATATCGCGGTCCTCAAGCGCGCGCAACGCCAACTCAAGATTGCGAATCTCGCGTTGTATCCGTTCGTCACGTCGCCGACGATACGCGCGGCGATTCGCTTCACGCGTTGCCGACTCCCACGATCCGAACTCCGCGCCGATCGTCCGGCCCCACATAGCGCCACGCGGTCCGAACGATACCGTATCGTCAAGACCGATTCCGTGGGGTTTGTCCCATGCGTACATCGCGCCACGCAGTCCGAACGATATCAAGTCGAAGCCGCGCGTGGCATCAACCATGACGCGGCCGGTACGGATGAATGGCGCGAAGTAGTTGATTGTCTCGCGCGTCTGTATCGTTCGCCATCCGTTCGTTGCCATCCGGCACGATACCGGCCGGCCGTCGCAATCCTTGAATCCGGCCGGATAGAACCGCCACACGTCGGTAGCGTAGAGTCGGATTGCAATCGCGTCATCGCACCCGCAGCGGTGGATCCGCACGCTGCGTTTCCAATAGGATGGCCGTTCTTGCTTGTCGCCGAGATACTTGTCGAGCGCCGCGTAGATAACAGACGGGCTAGGTGGCTGCGTGGCCATCAACGCGCCGAGCTCAATGCCAGCAGCAGCATATGGTGGCTGCGTGGCCATGAACGCGCCGTCCTGGTAGTAGATCGTTCGTTGCTGTTTCATCTTGCCGCTCCGATTCTCATGCCGATGGTGGCATGGTTCATTCGTGCGGCAGTCACATACTCGGTATTCGGTGTGTCAAGGTGCCCCATGCGGCCGTCGGGTTGCGGCCGTCAAGTGCAGTATACCCTATTCGGTGACAAGTGCAACGATATAATGCCGCACGTCTGAGACTGCCCAGATCCGGCCGTGGTGGGCACCGAGCGCACCGAAGATCACCGAGCGCGGCAAGAGGCCGGATATAGGCTCGTAGACTGCCACGCGGCCGCGTTCGGCAGGGTATGTGCGGCAAGCGTTAGGCAGGTGAGGATCGTGGGGAGGGAGTGACACACCACGCGCTCGTGCCGACGCTGTAAACCATGAGCGAGAGTAGGTTTACAACTGGCTATACCGTATGAATACCGCGCGGCAGTTATGCACTCGCAATCGCCGAATAATCAGTGTGTGACGTGCTACGCATCATCGCCGCAGGTCACGGGCTTATTGGCCGCTACTGGCAACGCACGATAATCGGTATTATGTCATGCTGCGTGCTCTCCCAAAGACCCCCCGACCCCCTAGAATCGCGAGCGGTCGCGGTCGGTTGTCCATCTCGCACCCCCCGCTTCGCAAAGGGATGTCACCATGCCAGGAGCGCCTCGGGCTTCGCAAAGGGAGCGTCACCGCGCCCGAGCCGTGCGAGACCCAGGCCACCCCCCCTACCCCCCCTCCGGCGAGTTGCTGCGCGTTTCTCCCGGAGGCGGGGCTTGAGGGCTTCGCACGCTCTATGGCGTCGTGCAGGGCGGCGGTTTCCTGCCCATGACCGCACTGTGACCCTCTGACGGCTAGACGACGGGGCTGGCAAGGCCACGCGCTGGTGCGGTCGCGCTGTGTGCGTCCCGCCGGACAGAGACGCCCTCTGAGCGTCCGGCGGAGTCCGGTGTGCTCTAAGGGCGGATGACGGTGGTGATGGCCGGAGAGGGGGACTGTCGCAAGGAGACCGACGTGTTCACTGCTTCAGGACCCCTCTCGCATGGGACTGGCCACCTGCTGACACGATACGCCGTCACCGTGGAGATGATGCAATACCCCCTCGGGGTATATTTCTCCTGCTGTCCGACGAACGGTCGTGGTGGTATCCTCAGCGGTGAGGTGAGAGCCATGCCGTTCAAGTCGGCCCGCCAGCGCAGGTACATGTTCGCCAAGCACCCGAGGATCGCCCGGAGGTGGGCACGGCACACCAAGAGGCAGCGGCGCAAGAAGCGGCGATAGGAGCACCGATGCAGGAGTGTCCGTGGAGCATAGCCGTCGCCTACGCGCTGGGGATGCTGACGGCGCTCGTCGTCTTCTCGTCGAAGGACCCGCACGACCGATGAGCGACCGTCCGCTCTCCTATGAGGTCATCGACCGCGAGCGTCACGGCGGTTCGCTGAAGCTCGGGAGGAACGTCAGCATCGGCAGGCGTGCATCGCTCGACACGAGCGCGGACATCACGCTCCGTGACGGGGCCGTCATCAGCGAGGACGTGCTCGTCCTCACGCACGACCACGACCCTCAGGACATCTCCTCCACGTTGTTCTCCCCGCTCGTCGTCGGCAAGGGCGCGTGGGTCGGTGCCCGTGCCATCGTGCTGCCGTCGTGCATGAGCATCGGCGATGGAGCCGTCGTCGGCGCTGGCAGCGTCGTCACGCACGATGTCCCGGCGCACGAGCTTTGGGCAGGCAACCCGGCGAGGTTCGTGAGGAAGCTGTGCAGATAGCTGATTTCCTGGACATGGAGACGGCGGAGCGTGCCAAGCTCCTCCGCGCCCTTCCGAAGAAGGACAGGGAGGCGCTCGCCGTCCTTCTCTCGCGCTACCAGCAGGCGAAGGCGCTAGAGTTCACATGGCACGCACGGCAGGCAGAGTGCAACCGGCTCATCGAGGAGAAGCGTGCCGAGATCGCAGCGCGGCATAAGACCATCGGCGGCATCCCTGTCGTCCTGTTCGGAGGGGCGGTCGGCGGCGGCAAGAGCTTCTATGCGTGCGCCAAGACCGTGCAGACGTGCGAGCGCGTCACCGGGTTCCGCGTCTATATGTGCCGCAACGAGGCAAAGGCGTTCACCCGCACGACGCTCGACACGATGCTCCGGCAGGTGGCGATACTGTCCCGCCCAGGATGGAAGCACCTGAAGCACGACATGGTGTTCAGGCACGAGAACGGCAGCCGCATCGAGTACGGGGGCCTCGGTTCTGCCGAGGACGCCGAGCGCGTGAAGTCGATGGAGCTGGACGCAGCGGTCATCGAGGAAGCGTCGGACACGGAGGAGGCCCCGGCGCGGCTACTCATCACACGGCCAGGACGGAACGAGCGCAGCCTGCGTTTCGGCTACGTCCTCATCACGTCGAACCCCGAGGACTGCTGGCTCCAGAGGATCGTGGACGACCCGAAGGGCGACGAGCTGTTCGTCCAGTCGCTCATGCGGGACAACACGTTCCTCCCGCAAGGCTACGAGGAGAGGATCCGCGACCTCTACTCAGACACGCCGGAACTCATGGACGCATATATCGACGGCGTATGGGGGATGGTCGGTTCCGCCGACAAGCTCATCGACCCTATGGTGCTCAGGCGATGCGTCGGTGCCCCTGGAATGGATGGAGACCACCGATGGGGCGTGGATGTCGCCAGGTTCGGAGACGACACGACCGTGCTCTACCGCGCCCGCGGGACGCGCGTCGTCGGTATCCAGCAGTGGGAGCGCAAGAGCGTGAAGCAGGTCGCGGACGACATCGAGGCGCTCTACCAGTCATCAGAGGACGCCCCGGACCTCATCACCATCGACGACATCGGGGTCGGCGGCGGCGTCGTGGACATCCTCGCAAGCGCGGGGCTTCCTGTCGAGGGGCTGAACGTCGGCTCACAGGCGATGCAGTCTGACAAGTTCTTCAACCGAAGGGCAGAGGTCTACTGGAACCTGAAGCTCCTGGCCGAGCGCGGTGAGCTTTCATTGCCTTCTGACGACGAGCTACTGTCAGAACTCCGCGCCGTGCGCTACCTTGTACGCAACGGGAAGATCGTCTTGGAAGCGAAGGCAGAGGTGAAGAAGCGTCTCGGGCGGTCGCCAGACAAGTCGGACGCGCTCGCGCTCTGTCTTGCGCCCATGAAGGCACCGCGCCGTATCGCGGGACCTATCGGTAAACCGCGAGGTTGGTGAGGACATGCTGACATCTCTTGACGTGATCCGCCCCGGCGCACCGTTCCCGCCCTCGGACGCATCGAGGCTCCAGACGTGCGAACACGTCGATGACCTCTTGGAAGGGGAGCACGGCGAGGTCTTCTTGGACTCGTTCATGCGTCTCATGCGCGACGACGGGACCATCATCGAGATCGACCTGCCGTGGCTACGCAAGACGAGGCTCATCTTCGCCGACCTCTTGTGCGGGGAGCCTGGGCGTATCAAGTGCCAGGACAGCACACAGCAGGACTATCTCGACGACCTCGTGAGGCGGCTCGGACTCTGGCGCAACCTCCATGAGGCGTGCGGGGACACGGTCTCCTACGGCGACGGCGTGCTGAAGCTCAGAAAGCGCAACGGCAAGGCGACGCTCACGCTCCAGCCGCCGAAGTTCTGGTTCCCGGTGGTCGAGGAGGACGATGTACGTTCTGTCATAGGCCACGTCCTTGCATGGAAGGTCAACCGTGGGGACGAGGGCAACCCGAGGTGGGTCGGCAAGGCAGAGGTGCATAGCCCTGGGTACATCGACACGTTCACGTTCACGCTCAACTACGACGGCAGCAAGATCGTGGAGATCACCGAGACGAGCAGGGTGCGCTCCGGCGTGAAGGGGATGCTCATCTTCCACGCGCCGAACTGGCGCACGTCAGCCGAGCTGTGCGGCCACTCAATCTTCGCGGATGCCGACAGCATCCTCTCCGAGATGGAGGTCCGCTACGCACAGATGGCGAGGGTCTTGGACAAGCACTCAGACCCTGGGATGTACGGTCCTGAGAACGGGCTAGAACAAGACCCGAAGACAGGCGAGTGGCGCGTCAAGGGGGGCCGGTTCTACCCGCTCGTCACTGGTGACGAGAAGCCAGGGTACGTGACCTGGGACGGGCAGCTGTTCCCGAACCTTGAGATGGTGAAGATGCTCCGTGAGGAGCTGTATGCCGCCACCGACACCTGCCCGGCGCTGTTCGGGAAGCTGGAGCAGGGCATGGCGGAGTCAGGCTCGGCGCTCAAGCGGCTCCTCATCTCCCCGCTCGCAGCCGTGAACCGTCTCCGCCTGACCTACGACCCCGTGGTGCGGGACATCCTCGCGACAGCAGCCGAACTCGAAGGCGTGACGCTCTCGACCGTCAGCATCGAATGGCGCGACGGACTCCCCGAAGACCCGATGGAAGCGGCGCAGGTCGAGCAGACACGCGCTGCTGCCGGGAACACGTCGGTCGAGTCCTCTGTCATCCGCCTCGATGGTCTTGAGGGCAAGGCCCTGGCCGACGAGCTTGCTCGCATCGAGAAGGAGAAGAAGCCCGAGCCTGCCGCACCGCCAGCGATCACGCTGCCGCCGAGAGCCGGGATGCAGGCGCTTCAGAATACGCCGTCCGAACTCCAGCCGACGAGGTAGACCGTGGCTTACGCCGACCGGGAAGCCGAGGCCGAGCGCATCGACCAGATGTACGAGGATGTCGAGGATGCCGTCATCGCCATCCTTGTCGCCGCGTATGCGGCAGGTATACCCGAGGGGGTATCTGCGGCGACGGCAGAAGCCAAAGCCGTTCTGTGGCAGGCGTACCAGCAGGCGCAGGTCTGGATTCAGGAAGCGATCCCGGCGCTCTATGGCGAGGAAGTCTCCTTCTCCGGCGAGGTCATCGACGGGTTGATGACGACCGCCGACGCCCAGTTCCGCTCGATGACGGAGACAGCCGTCCGCAGGCTCGACGACCTTGCATCGCAGTTCTACGCGGCAGAGGCGCGGCGGGCCGCCCTTGCTGAGTTCCAGCGCACCCGCTACGCCCTCGGTGCGCGTGGACTCGCTGTGGAGATGGAGCGGACACTGAGGGATGCAGGGATCACCGGGTTCACCGATGCAGCAGGCCGGAGATGGAAGCTCAAGACCTATGCGGAGATGGCTGCGCGTACCGTCACGATGGAGGCGGAGAACGCTGGCGTGAAGGACAGGGTCGTGGCTTCCGGCAGAGACCTCGTCAACATCGTCGGTCCGATGGACTACCCTGACGGCTGCCCGCCTTCGGTCTTGGGAGGCCCGTACTCGGTCACTGGAGCGACCGTCTCGTATCAAGGACGGGACATAATGACGCTCTCGGAGGCGATCTCGTACTATGGCGTCTTCCACCCGAGATGCCGACATTCGCTCTCTCCTGCGTGACATAAGGCTTGTGCATCCATACCCCTCGGGGGTATGTTGAGCCTGAACGTGACTCCCACGGCTCAAGGAGGAGCACCATGCCAGAAGACATGCCGAACCCGGAGGGCGAACAGGACCAGCCTGCGGGTGACAGCAACACTGACCACGAACTTACCGGTCAGGACACTCTGACGCAGGAAGCCGTCAACAAGCTGGTCGGCTATGCTCGCGTCGAGGCACGTAAAGCGTTCTTGAAGAAGCACGGCTTCTCGTCAGAAGACGAGTTCGCCGCAGCGGTCAAGAAGGCCAAAGAGATCGAGGAGGCCCAACTCACCGAACTGGAGAAGGCGCAGAAGCAGCTCGACGAGATGAAGGCCGCAGCCGAAGCCGCAAGGGCAGAGGCAGAGGCACTGAAGCTCGCCGGACTCCGCGCCAAGATCGGTCGTGAGAAGGGCCTGCCGGAACCGCTCATCGAGAAGCTCGTCGCAACCGACGAGGAGGGTATCTTGGCTGAAGTCGAGACATTGCTCCCCTTCGTCAAAGGACAGGGCGAGGAGCAGGACCTCGGTGGCGGGACGAATCCGCCAGGTGCCGTAGGGATGGGTCTCAGCGCAGAGGAAAGATGGGTGAAGGGACTCATCCGGCAGGTGCCTCATCGCTAATGAGGAGGTTATGAGATGGCTCTGACGAGCACCAGCAACGTCACCTCGACTACCCAGTTCATCCCCGAGGAGATCGCTGCTGGCATCATCAAGGACGTGCGGCACACATCCGCCGTCATGCAGCTCGCCAAGCGCGTTCCGATGAACACGCTTGAGAAGACGTACAACCGCCGCGTGAGCGGCCCCGGTGCGTACTGGGTCGATGACCTTGAGCGCAAGACCGCCGACCGGGCCGCGTGGGACCAGTTCCACATGTTCGCAAAGGAGCTTGCCGTCATCGTGCCTGTGAAAGAGCGCGATTTCATCGGCAACCCGCTCGACGTGTGGGCTGAGATCAAGGAGGACATCGTCGAGTCGTTCGCCATCGCGTTCGACTCCGCCGCGCTGTTCGGCACATCAAGCCCGTACAACACCGACATCCTCCAGCAGATCGCCATCAGCCAGAACTTCGTGGTCGAGGGCACCGGCGAGGACTTGGCCGACGACATCTCGCTCACGATGGGAGCTGTCGAGGCGAAGAACTACGACCCGAACGGGTACCTCTCGCTCCGCACCATCAAGGCGCGGCTGCGCGGTCTCCGCACCACTGACGGTACGCCGATCTTCCAGACCAACCTCAATGAAGGTACTGGCTATTCGGTCTATGGCCAGCCTGCGGCGTTCTACACGGACACGGCGTCGTGGCAGGAGAACGTCACAGCAATCCTGGGAGACTGGTCCACAGTCCACTACGGACTTCCGCAGGGCATCAGCTACAAGCTGCTCACCGAAGCGACACTCACCACGGTCACGGACGGCAGCGGCAACCCGCTGTCGCTCGCCGAACTCGACATGGTCGCCCTCCGCGCAACCATGTTCATCGGCTTCCGTCCGACCAAGTCAGATGCTCTGGCGGCGCTCGTTGAGGACGGCTTCTCGGCCACGCCGGGTACGCCTGACACCACGATCGACACTCCGTAGCATCCGCGTGACTTCGTGAGAGAGGGGGCGGTAGGGTCTCAGCCCTGCCGCCCCTGACTCGATGAGAGGGGACGTTCCCGATGGCCCATAGGCGCAAGAGCATCCGGCTCACCCGAGACATGATTGTGAACGGTCGCCAGCACAAGCGAGGCGACTGGGTCATGGTGGACGAGAAGATGGCGAACCGCTGGATTGCCAAGAAGATTGCCGACGACGGCATCGACTGGTCTGAGAAGGCCGGGAAGCATCATGTCCTAATGGTTTCTTCCCACTGTTGCACGCGCGTCCAGAAGCAGGCCGCTGCACTGAAGGCACTCGGATGGAGGGTCGATTCCGTCTCGAAGTCGATGCCCGGCGTCATGGACGGGTTCGACGTTCTCAAGGTGACGCAGGACGAGCGCGAGTTCCCTGACCTCATCGCGGCGTCCGGGGCGAGCATCATCCACGTCCACAACGAGCCGGACCGGCTGATGTATTACGCGGATGCCGGTGCCAACGGACGCCCCATAGTCTATGACTGCCATGACCTCGCGTGGTATCGCACCTTCTCCGTGACGCCTGACGAGCGGTTCGCCTTCGAGCGTGCGGACGGCATCATCCATGTGAGCAAGGAGCATAGAGACCTCGCCTACAAGCTCCATCCGTGGAGCGTTCCCGAGGCAATCACGATGTCCGTCCCCATGAAGGCGTGGATGCCAGCAAAGGCGGACGAGGAGGCCGGACGCCACGGCATCGTCTACGAGGGCGGGTCGAACCCCGGCGCGAGCAACGCCAACCGCTTCCGCGACCACACGCACGTGGACAAGGCGTTCGATGCCGCCGGGATGGACATGACGTTCTTCGTCCCGACGAGAGCCATCGGCGCGTACCGCCGGACGCGGATGTTCGTTCCCTACAAGGTTCTGCTCGACCAGCTCGCCACGTTCAAGTGGGGATTCATCGGCTCTGACATCAAGACCGACAAGGGCGACGTATGCCTGCCCAACAAGACGTTCGACTACCTTCTCGCCGGGCTTCCGCTCGCGTGCTGCAACGTGCCTGCGGTCGAGGCGTTCATGGGAGGCAAGGCAGGCGTCTACGCGAACGACATGCACACGCTCATCGCCAAGATGGAGCGTGCCGACTGGTACAAGCTCCATGAGGAAGCGAAGGCAGCGCGGCGGTTCATGGACGACGAGATCAAGAACACGCTCATGGTCTACGACGCGCTCTTGGGGACGTTCGAGTGTCCTTTCTGCGGCAAGTCAACCTTCAAGAGCAACCTCGGGCTGCAAGGTCACATGAAGTCCTCGCATCCTGACGAGTACCGCTCCATGAGAGAGCAAGTAGCGGCAAGCGCATGAGCGGTGTACGCTGACAACGGAACGCCTCAGCATAAGGAGGAGGAAGAATGGCACTCACCAATGCACGCATGAAGGCCGTCATCGACGCTGAACTAGCCAACATGACGCACATCGGCTACTCGACCAACGGAACGTCCGAGCACACTCTTTCAGAACTCGCCCGCACCGCCGTTCCTGGCGGATGGACGACACCATCGGCTGCGAACCCATACGAGCCGAGCAACGCATCTGCTGGCGAGAGCGCGGCGTACTCAGGCGCATCGCAGATCACCATCACGCACTATGCCTGCTTCTCGGCAGCGACAGCTGGCACGCAGCACACCGAGTGGATCCCTATAACCGACCCTGACCCCGTGCTCGTCACGGGCGGGAAGCTCACCATCGCCGCGAACGCTCTCAAGCCTGTCAAGATGACTCGCTCCTAGCGACTCCCTCATAGAAGTGAGCCGCACATGGACGCATCCTCTGCCAGGCCGGTGCTGACCGTGCCAAGGCCGCCCGTTCCCGAGACAGCGTAGGGGCCTGCCGTGTCACAGTATCTCCGCAACGCTTACGCGACGCGCTTCGGTGCGACGCGGTGGTGCCTCGACTCGTCGGACGCCACCTCATCCGCGTATGGGGACATCGACACCATGTATGGCGAGCAAACGCTCGACGTGTGCGTGACGCTCTACTCGTGCACCTCCAACGGGACGCTCACGCAGCGAGGACAGGGAACGGGCCAGCTCGCTGCTTGGACAGGCATCACGAACAAGCAGGTGAGCGTGTCTGTCGCCTCAGAGGTCGATATCCCGGACGACGGCGGCAGCGCCGTCAGGGTCGAAGCCGGAAGTTTGGGTAGCTACGACCAGTTCTCGCAGACGTGGTACTCGCCTGTCGAGGACGGCCATGTCATCTCCGCTGGTACGCACACGTTCGTCATCAAGTGTGAGAACCAGTACGGGATAGGGGGTCGTATCTACTATGGCAACGCGCAGTCGTACGGCCCTGACGGGATATTCAAGGAAGCAACGTCCACGTACACGCCGCAGTCGGCCACGTTCGTGGACTACACGCACACCGACATCACCTTCGACAACGCTCCGAACGAGACGGCGGCAGAGACAACATCGAACTGGTCTTGCGACCACTCCGTCACCATCTCGGCAGCCGTCGTGCAGAGCAACACGAAGGTGGTGCGGCTCACACACTCGACACTGACCGGCGGCACGACCTACACCTTCACCGCCGACAACGACATCACCGGAGCCGGTGACAAGAGCGTGCAGCTCACCGCTCCGCTCGAACCGCCGACAGGTGTGAGCATCTCGTTCGACGGCACCGACATCGACGTGACGTGGAACGACAACGCCACGAACGAGACCGGGTACAAATACAAGGTCGCCTACGACGGCGGCAGCTACGGCAGCGTCGTCACCATCAGCAACAGCCAGAACGCAGAGAGCGTCAGCTTCACGCCGACGGCTGGATGGTCGAGCGTCAAGGTAGCGGTCGCGGCGTACAACGCAACGCTCGAAAGCTCGTGGGCAGAGAGCGGCTTGCTATATAGGCGTGTAGCCGGTACAGGCAACGTCGGATTCTCAGGAAGCGGCGCTATATCGGTAGCAGCAGCTCCGCAGTATGTGGCTGGCACTGGAAATCTCGGGCTGACAGGGTCGGGTGCGCTCAGTGCCACCAACCAACTCTCTGGCAACGGCTCCATCGAGTTCGGCGGGTCAGGCGTCATAGATGACGTACAAGCGGTAGCCGGTGGTGGCGCTGTTTCCTTGAGCGGGAGCGGCGCGATTCACGCATCGAACATTGTCGCTGGCGGCGGTGCAATAGGCGTCTCTGGGGATGGTGCGTACAGCAATAAGAACCCGATAGCAGGCGAAGCGCAGGTCGGTTTCACTGGAAGCGGAGCATTAGGCTCGCGGCAGTATGTCTCAGGGACAGGGAACATCGGTCTTGAAGGCGAAGGCACCTTCGCTGCTGACAACCCGATTGCTGGAACTGGGAACATCACCGTCACTGGCGAGGGAACAGCGCGAACGGCGATTCCTCTAGCCGGTGGTGGGAGCATCGCGTTCATCGGTTCAGGTGAGATCAGCGCATCTGAACCAGGCAAGGTGTACGTCGCTGGTGATGGCAACATAGGAATCTCTGGCAGCGGCAAAGTGCTCTCCGTCAATCCGCTCGCAGGCGACGGAGCGCTCACGTTCTCTGGCGGCGGAGCACTCCACGCCAACGCGAAGATTGCTGGCGAAGGTGACATCTCATTCACTGGCGATGGCGTAATCGAGATTGTTGATTACGGCGTTCGCGGCGATGGAGATGTCGGCTTCACTGGCAGCGGCCTGGTGCTCTCAGCGAACCCTATCGCCGGTGATGGGACGCTGGTCGTCTCTGGAAGCGGTAGAATAATCCTGTATGGCGCTGAGAGGTTCCATCGTCAGTTGCAAGGCAAGATGGCATCCGCTGTGTCATCCGAGCGAGGCAAGATGGCGTCGAGAGTACCGAGCGAGGACGGAGAGGTGTCATGCAGAAACTAACCCTCGTCGCTGGCAGCACGGGCGAACTCTCATACACGCCTGAGAATCCTGCTGATGTCACGAACGTGGCAGTCGAACTCTATGACGCTGACGGTGTCGCCGTCGAGACCACGACGCTCACGAACGGTCTCGATGACGTATGGCGTTGCTTCATAGCACATGACGATATCCCAGTCAGCGCAATCGGCGAGGAATGGTCTGGCGCGTTCATTGTCACGCTCGTCATCGACGGAGAGGCACAGTACCGCCGCAAGCCGTTCACGGTGGATATCCTCGATGACGCGAACACGGCGCTCACCGTCACGGTCGGAACGAACTCCTACGTCACGCTCGACGAGGCCGATGCCTATATGGCGAACAGGGTTGGGATGGCTGCATGGGACGACGCGAACGCCTACGAGCGTTCGGCTGCGCTTCTGATGGCAGCTCGCCGCGTCGATTCGCTCCGATTCCGTGGCATCAAGTACGACGAGGAACAGACGATGCAGTTCCCACGGGTCATGTGGGGACAGGGGCAGACGCGCTACTCAGAGGAGCATGAGCGATACTCTGCTATGAGCAATGTCGCCGGATGGATAGGCGATGATGTCGTCCCGCAAGCGGTGAAGGACGCACAGTGCGAGGAAGCGTTGGCGATCGTAGCGACAGCTGACGAGGATGTTGACCGCATCTCGATGCAGGCGCAGGGGGTTACGGCGGTCAGGATCGGCGAGTTCTCAGAGTCGTACGGTAACGTCTCAGGCTCATCACTGAGCAGTAGCGCCATCATCCGTTCGTCTGATGCCCTCTCATTCCTGAAGCCGTGGCTGGCCGGGACGGTGAGGATCGCATGATCTCCGACTACCTCAACCAGACAGCGACGCTGAACCGCTCGGACGGGGTCGCTGCCGATGGGTCACGCACCTACACTGACATCGCCATCAAGTGTCGCTACGAGCCGAAGACCACAGAGATCAGCGTCCGGCCTGGAGAGGTCATGGTCTCATCGGCGCACATCTTCACGCTCACCCCGGTCAAGGTCGGTGACAGCATCACGCGCAACGGTCGCCGTTTCCCGGTCATCAGCGTGGCGGAGCGTTGGGGGCGTGACTCGCTCTCGCACTACGAGGTATACCTCTGATGGCCGACTGGTGGGATAGCGCGGCGGTAGAGGCCAGGGCCAAGAAGGTCGCGCTCGACGCCATCGAGGAGTACGCGCAGGGCGTCCTCAACGCATCGAAGGAGCTTGTCCCGCTCAACAAGGACCCGAACATGGCGTGGCACCGTGGAACGCTCCAGCGCACAGGAGCCGTCCTGCGCGATGACGACGGCGTGACCATCAGATACAGCGTGGATGACGAGCGGTACAACTATGCGCTCATCCAGCATGAGACGACTACGTTCAAGCATGAGACGGGGACACACCACTATCTCTCGGTCCCATTCCAGAGGATGGCTCAGTCGCAGCGGTTCTTCCGTTTCGTCGAGCAGCGGCTCCGCCAGAACATGAGGTGACACGATGATTGAAGAAGATGCGGCGGCCCTCTCCACGACGCTCGGTATCACCGTCTACTACGGGTTCTTCCCGGATGAGGCTGACGGATCGCTCGACGAGGTACTGGCACTCTCTGACTTCGCGCTCTGGAGGCCGGATCATGCGTTCGGGCGCGACGAGGCGGCGATAACCCCATACGGTATCGCCGTCCATGCACGGGCAAGCACCCAAGCAGCAGCGAGGTCATTATGCCAGCAGGGCTATGATTCGCTGCTCGCAATGGGTTATCTTGCTATCAGCCCTGTCGTCTCGATGGGGCGTGACCAGGGCGGTCGCTTCGAGGCGGTCGCCGAAGTGGAAGCCCACGCGGTTTCCTAGACCGAGAAGGAGAGGTCAGCATGGCAATCGTTCATGGCAAGGGCGGGGCGGTGAAACTCGGGACTCCGACGGCAAACCTTGTCGCCGCGATGAACGAGTGGACACTGACCTCCAATGCTGACGAGGTCGATACCACCTCGTTCGGCGACACCGACAAGGTCTGGATGGCCGGGTTCAAGGACTCGTCCCTCACGTTCAGCGGTTTCTACGACAATGCTGACACGTATCAGGGAGACCTCCACGAGGCGTTCGACGCTGGCACCGAGGTCACAATCAAGCTCTACACGGATGGGACACACGGATTCCAGGGCGTCGGTGTGGTCACGAGCCGCGAAGTAAGTGCGTCGGTGTCCGGGGCTGTCACATGCAACTTCGGTCTCCGCGTCAACGGCTCAATCAGCGCGTTCACAGACACGCCGTAGGCGGGATGAGGGGGAGCCATGCAGACGGTCACTGTGAAGCTCGGTAAGACGTACAAGCTGGCGTTCGGCACGAAGGCTCTGCGCGTCTTCGAGCGTGAGTCTGACCGGACTGTCGCACAGCTCGGCGAGCGCTTCGGGGTCGATACCATCGCTACGCTTATCCATGCAGGGATGGTCTACCATCACCCCGAAGTGACCGCCGACGATGTTGACGACATCTTGGACAAGTACCTTGAGAGTGGTGGAGACATCGAACCAGTGATGGCGACCATATCCGAGGCCATCGGGTCGTGCGGGTGGTTCTCAAGCCCTACGAAAGCGGCACCTACTACGAAGGACTCTGGAAAGACGCCTGTCGAATAGGTCTGCCGCTATCTGAGTTCGAGCTGCACGACCCTGCTGAACTCGGCGAGGTGTTCTCGGGCTACAACTGGAGAACCAGACGCGAGGCGATTCTCGTGGCCTACTTCACAGCCGCGTTCACGGTCGGCACGAAGGAACTGCCAGACCTAGCTGACCTGCTTTCTGACGAACCTCCACCGGAACAATCACCAGCCGAGTACCATAAGAGGCTGAAAGAACTCGGATTGGAGTAGCAGATGGAGGCAGGCGAAGTAACCGCACGGCTCAATCTGAAGACTGATGCTTTCGACAACAAGCTGCGTGCCGCGAAGCGCCAGCTCGACGCCTTCACGAAGCCGACATACACTGCACGCCTGGCACTCCAACAGACAGGGCAGGCTGTAACTGCTACGTCTCAGCAGACCGTTTCCGGTATGACGGTCAGCACGCAAGCTATCAACCGCAACGACCAGGCCGTCAAGAAACTGAACCAGGACTACGACCGTCTCGGCAAGTCGTCAGCAACAGCGTCCAAGACAGTGCAGCAGTCGAGTGCGCGGATGGCATCTGGGCTGAAGACCGCCAACAAACCAGCCACAGAGCTGAGTCGCGGGTTCGAGGACATCGGCAAGCAAGCGGGACATTCTGAGACATCAGTCTCCACGCTCATGCGGACGCTCACGAAGGCGTCTGCCGTCTTCGTTGGCATCATGGCTCTCAAAGCGTCCATAACCGGCGTCGGTGACGCAATCGCCTATACGGTGCAACAAGCGGCGGGTTTCGAGCAGATAACCATCGGGTTCAACAAGCTCTATGGCGGTGCCGAACGCGCATCGACGATGCTCAAGGACCTGGCGTCGTTCGCATCACGGACGCCGTTCGAGCTTGTGGACACGGAGCAGCAGGCACTTCGGCTGCGGGCGTACGGCTTCGCTGCAAAGGATGTCATACCCGTTCTCAGGGACGTTGGTGATGCGGCAGCCGGTCTCGGCACCGGACAGGAGGGGATCAACCGCATCACGCTCGCATTAGGACAGATGCGTTCTGCTGGACGGATGAACTCCAGAGACATGCTCCAGCTCACCGAGGCGCTCATCCCGGCATGGGACTACGTGGCCGAGGCGCTCGACACGACCACAGACCAAGTCCGCCAGATGACAGAGCAAGGTCTCGTCCCGGCTGACATCGCCATACGTACTATCAGGGCTGGTATGCAGAAGGACTTTGGCGGCATGATGTCAGCCCAGATGGACACCCTTCTCGGCCAGTGGTCGAACCTGAAGGACAGGGTGACGCTGGCCGCACGGGCGGTTGGAGAGTACCTGCTGCCTCCGCTGAAAGAGATTGTGGAGCGCATGAGCGATGCTCTCCCAAAGATCGGCAGGTTCTTCGTCGATACCGTCACAGGCGCGAACGACCTCGGAAAGGCGCTGCGGAACGTCTACAATCTCATCGCGAACGGACTCGTGCCAATCATCAGGTTCTTCGGGAAGTACGTTCTTGACGCACTGAACGGCGTCATAGCCCTTCTGGCTGGCAACTGGACGAACGCGTGGAAGTTCGCTGCCAAACATCCGCTGCTGGCCGCTGGTGGCGTCCTAATCGTAATCACACGCATCCGCGAACTCATCACGGTACTCAGCGAGCTGAAGGTCGCATATGCGACCGCATCGGCAGTCGGGTTCGTCGGGTCTCTCGCTAACGTGGCGACAGGAATCAATCTGGCCGCACAGGGGTTCACGGTAGGGAGCATCTCAATCCTCGGTTTCGGCGCGACGCTCGGTGCCATCGGCACGAAGGTCGTGGCGTTCGCAAAGGGAATCCTCGGCATCAAGGTGGCCACGCTCGGGACCATCCCGGTCATCGGTGCCCTCACTGTGAGCCTCGGCAGCCTACTGGCGGCACTCGTCGGGTTCGACTACTGGATGAAGCACGGGAACTGGCTGTCTGACCTGTTCCCGAAGGACTGGCAGATGGAGGGCAACTTCGACCTGTCCGGTCTGGAGCAGGCGAAGGCCCTGATATTCGACCAAGCCTCGGTCGAAGACATCACAAAGGCAGTAGAGTCAGGGATTGTGTCATGGGAAGACCTGTCAGCCGCAGTCGAGCAGATGGGCGAAGCCTATGTGAAGCACGACGTTGCTGCGAAGATTGCCGAGGAATCGCTCGGTGGTCTCGGGTCGATGAGCAAGGAGCTTGAGGCATCGCTCGCTGATCTGGACACCGCGTTCAAGACGAGTGCAGACGACTTGGTAGCGAAGTCCAATGAAATCTCAGCCAACCAGCTGAATCTCGATGCCCTCAAGGCCCTGCAAGCCATCGCCGATGCCGAAGGTGCGTATGCAGCAGCTCTCAAAGAGACTGGTGCTGCCTCTATCGCCACGCGGACGGCAGCCGCGCAGCTAAAGGTGGCGCGAGAGAGCGCAGTGACAGCACTTGCCGCTTATGCGTCGAAGGTCTATGAGACGACCACCGGGGAGCAGCTTGAGGGTCAGGTCGCGATATGGGCTGCGAACGTCGCCATCCAGGGCGCGAACGCGATGGCAGCGGCACAGTCCGGCCTGCAAGCGGCTATCGCTACGAGCATCGACCGTTTCAATCGTCTCGCGCAGGCTGCTGCGAACGCGGCAGCACAATCGGCGAACGCTATCAGATACGAGAACATGGCATTGCGTGCGAAGGCCACGACGAGAGAACTCCAGGCGAAGTACGATGCCCTCATCGCGCTCGGGACGTACACGCCACCGCCGATACCGAAGGTAGGGACAGTAGGCGCTGTAGGCGGAGGCGGCGCTGGCGGCGCGACGAACAAGGTCACAGCAGCCATCGAGAAGCTCACCCAGGCCCTTGAGGGTGCCATCGACAAGGTGAAAGAGCTTGCTGAGAGTTTCAAGCAGGCCGCTGTCGAGGCCGCTGGTGCTGCTGGGACGATGGGCGAGAAAGTGTCACGACGCGGCACTCGCGGCATCTCGTCCGCGCTTCGCTCGCAGGTGCGGAAGCTGGAGAAATACCGCGACTCCCTGCTCAAACTGCGCGAGGGACTGCCTAGAAGCGTGTTCGAGGACTTCGTGCTGCCTGCGTCCATCGACGACGTTATCGGAATGGCACGGATGAACATAAGCCGCATCCAGCGGCTCCTCAGCGCCAGAGCAGACATCGGACTCGACATAGCCAACATCACGGAGGCTCCACGCATCAGGAAAGCCAGAGCCGAGATCACGAGCGACACGTACAGCGCGGCGAGAAAGGCCGGAGCGAACGTGACCATCAACTTCGGCGGCGTGACCATCGGCAGCAACATGACTCCAGAGCAGTTCGCGCAGCGGCTCTCGAAGGTCATAAACAGGGAACTCAGGGCGGCAGGAGTGGTGGTCTAGGATGTCGTTCACCTTCAACAACCAGACGGCTGCATCGCTCGGCCTCGGCGTGACTGACATCCGCCGTTCAATCATGCCAGAGATTAGGCGCGTCACCCAAGAAGCCGCAGGAATGCACGGCTCGTACATGATGACGACGACCGTCGGCGAGCGCATCATCGAGATTGACGTGAACTTCTCTGGCACGAGCCTCGCGGACGCGGCGGCAGACACGCACACGCTCGCTCAGGCACTCTGGTCGCCGACGCCGCTGGAACTCGTCTTCGATGACGAGCCGGACCTCATCTACTATGCGCAGCTCGACGGCTCGACAGATTTGGAAGCCATCGGGACGTTCAGAATGGGCACGCTGGTGTTCGCGTGCTCAGACCCGTTCGCGTATTCAGACACCGAGACAGAGGTAGCAATCACCGCCGTTGGCGCGACCGAAGTGACGAACGGCGGAGGCATGGACACGTTCCCCGTCATCGAGGTCACGCTCGACGGCTCCACGACCTTCTTGCAGGTCTCGAACGATGTGACAGGAGAGTTCGTGCGTATAGGCGAGCCGTATGACGGCGTAGGGACGCCAGCAGAGCCGATGTCACTGGAGCTTGACGAGACCATGAGCGGCGAGACGATGGAGTGGACGCACACGACCATCGGACCGCCAGACCACACGACGAAACTTCCGACCGATCCCACGAACCCGATGGAGATGGAGGCCACTTTAGACGAAGGATACACGGCGGCGGATTTCGGAGAAGCCGTCTCTCCGCTGCACTGGCACGGGCCGTGTATCTACCACGCGCTCACGACGCCGATAACGGACTTCCAAGTCGAGGTCGAGTTCCTGTTCGATTGTCAGGGAGACTCGTTCGATGATCTTAGCGTCATCAAGCAGACGATGGGCATGTTCGACTTATACCTTGTGGACGGCGAGAGCACACCGGGCATCATCGGCACGATGCGGCTCGCCGACCTATGGGCGACCGGCGCGTGGGAGCAGGCGCAAGTCATCCTCGGCAATCCGAACACTCCCGGCGACACCACGACGGTCTACAACAAGCGCACCGTGGTTGAGCAGCCGGGTCGAGGGGGAATCTGGTGGACGATGCGTATCTCGCGGGTAGGTGACCTCTGGTCATGGAAGATTGATGGCGACGGGGGTTGGTTCCCCGATGGCGGTCAGGGCACATGGGCGGACTCGGGTTCGCTCTACGACGCCGACTTGGCGAAGGTAGCGATCGGCATGAAGCAGTACGACGCCTTTCTTGAGTCCCACATGGGCGTCAAATCGGTGAAGGTCTACGACGTGACCGGGACTGGCGGCGTGAGTGCGACAACCGTCATCGCGGTTGGTGGCGACACCATCGCCATCGACATGCGGCAGGGCGTCGTGACGCTCAATGACTCCGAGTCCTCGCGCATCCCGGCTGACAATGGCGGCATGGTGCCTATGAACGCCATCGTGGACTATGCCTCGACGTTCTTCTCGCTGCCGACGGGCACGAGCAACGTCAACGTGGCAGCGGACTACGGGGTCGGCGCGACTGGCACCGTGACGTTCACGGAGAGGTGGCTCTAGATGACACGCATCCTGACTGAAGGCTTCGAGATGGGCGACTTGGTAGGGATGTCTGGCGGGGCGAACTGCGTCGTATCATCGGCACAGAAGCGGACTGGGAACTACGCAGCCTACTGCCCTGATGCTAGTGACAGCCATCTCAATGTGCCGCTTCCGCAGACTGTGACCGAGGCGTACATCAGGTTCGCGGCCTACATCACAGACTTCGGCAGCACCCAGGAGTTGTTACGAGTCTACTCTGGCAGTGGCAATCTACACCTCACACTCAACGCTTCAGGAAGCGGTCTGCGCCTTGAGCGATATGCTGACGAGTTCCTCGCCAATGGAAGCACGGCGCTCCAGACGAACACTTGGTACGTGTTCGAGGCACGGGTCATCATCAATGACACAACCGGTGTGTTCCAGCTCCGCATCGACGGAGGGCCGTCACTCGACATCGACTACACAGGCGACACGCGGGGTACCGCAGGAAGCGCCGACATCAGGACGTTCCGTTTCATGGGGTACTTGCAGAATCACGGCTATATCGACGACATAGCCGTGAACGACACCGCTGGCTCGACTGACAACTCGTGGCCAGGACTCGGCGGCGTCATCTACCTGCCAGCGTCAGCCGACGGCTCGCCGAACGAATGGACGTGCTCGACCGGGAGCGACCACTATGCGCTCGTGGACGACGTGCCAGCAGATGGTGACACGACCTACCTCTATACATCGACCGACGCGAAGGTCGAGGAGTTCGATGTCGCCGACACTGCGTTCGACGACGTGCCGGTCATCTTGCGCGTATGGCCGGAAGCCCGCGTGCGTCGCGTCGATGCGGACTCGTTGGCGACGGTGCAGCTCGGCGTGACGAGCGGCGCGACGACCGACTACTCGGACGACCTTGAGCCGCTCACGAGCTACACCAAGCGCATCATCGGAGATGTCCATACCGTCAACCCTGCAACCAGCCAAGCATGGACGGTGGACGAACTCGACGCCGTGAAGGTGCTTCTCAGGAGCACGATTCCTGTCTGCGAATAGGGGAGCGGTATGGCCGTAACGAAGGTCAACAGCGCGTCGGCGAACTCGTCTGGTGCCACGTCCATAACGGTCAACAAGCCCACGGACACCGCCGAGGGAGACCTGATGGTCGCCTTCATCGGCCGTTCTGCCAACACCGCGCCAAGCACGGTACCAACGGATTGGACGCTGTTCCGAGCAGACGAGACGCTCTCCTCATACTACATGGCCATCTACTACAAGGTGGCTGGCGCGAGCGAGGGGGCGAGTTATCAGTGGGTATGGGCCGCATCAGCGAGGACAGCAGGCGTCATCGTCACGTACGGGACGGACGATGCGTGGGAATCGCCACCGCTCGGCACATACTCGGAGACGACGTACCAGACGAGCGACACGATACTACGTGCCGGTTCGATAACGCTGCCAGAGAACGGCTACGTCCTGTTCGCCGGTGCGAACTATGCCGCCATTCCTTCGACGGTGACGTTCCCGACCGGATGGACAGAGGACTACGACGGAGCCAGCAGCACTTCGCGATACGGCGTCTGCTTCGCGCATAGCACGAGCTACAAGCATAAGGGAGCGACCGGCAATGTCGATGCCACTCTCAGCAGCGCGCAGTCTGCGAAGCAGGCATGGCTCATCCATATGCTCGACGGCGGTACGTACATACCAGACGACACGCTTCGGGCTACTGCGGTCGGCGTCAAGGCCGAGACAGTCCCAGAAACGTCTACGGAGCGACGCGCCACTGCTCTTGGCGTCATGGCAGACATCTGGCATCCAGCAGCAGACACGCGCATCGTCACGGCGCTCGGCTTGATGATTGAGTGTCTGTTCATCAAGCCGCCCGAGCGGATAATGCCATCTAAGGTGAAGCACATCTGGCTCGCTGACTTGACTGGCAACAGACGCGTGTTCAGGAACGCACAATGACGCTCTCTCTCGCCGCAGCGCCGTTCTTCGACGACATCCACACCGAGCGGGTGGAAGGATACGGCACGTTCTTCCACACCTACGAGTTCAGCATCCCGAGCAATCATCCGAGCGCGGCGTTCGCCGTGCCGAAGGGAACGGTCGTGTTCCCCGGCCTCGACGGGGACACCAAGTGCTTCACAATCAAGAGCGTCTCTGAGGAGTCATCGCCTGACGGTCTCTACAAGCGCGTCGAGTGCGAGGACGCAGCCCAAGACGAGCTGACCTGCACCATCGTCGAGCCGGTGATGCTCTCCGCAGAGACGGACGAGTCGCTGCTGGCCGAGGTGCTCGCCGGGACGCGCTGGCAGGTCGGTACGACCGAGGGCGACAAGACCGTCACGACAGACGTTGAGTGGTCAGACTATCCGAACGTCTGGGAGTGCGTGCTCTGGATAGCCGAGCACTACAACCTCGAAGTCCAGACGCGCGTCATGCTCTCCGGCACAGAGATCGCCGAGAGGTACATCGACCTCGTGAGGACCCGTGGCACGTACAGCGGTCAAGTGCTGAACTACGCACGCGACACGGCTGCTGTCACGCGCTCAGGCGACGGCGGCGAGATATTCACCGCTGTCTACGGACTCGGTGCCGACAGCGAGGGCGCACCGATAGACTTCGGGTCCATCGTGTGGAGCACGCCGGGCGACCCGGTAGACAAGCCGAACGGCCAGCTCTGGGTCGGGCTGGAATCCGCGCGGCTCGGTGACGACTCTGTGACGCCGAGCATCGAGCGTTATGGGATAGACGTAGGCGGCGGCGTCATCAAGCACCGTTTCGGCGTGTTCCGCGACAGCGAGGAGGACAACGCAGCGCATCTGCTGGACAAGACCTATGCCTACCTCGTCGAGCACTCAAAGCCGCGCTACACTTATGACGTGTCGGTAGTCGCGCTAGAACGGATGCCGCTGCAACGCCCGACCGACTCGCCGCGCCGATGGGAACGCCTGCGTGTCGGTGACACGGTGGTCGTTCGGGACACAGCCTGCTATCCTCCGTACCAGGATGAGGTCAGAGTGATTGAGGTACGGCGGTCTTATTCAGACCCGACGAAGGACAGCGTGACGCTCGGGATGCCGATGCGGCGGGTGTCTGACTACATGAAGGACTTGGTGCGCCTCCAGCGGAAGCTGAACATCTGATGCCTGACCCACTCACCATCGCCACGCAGTACGGACTTCCCTGGGGAATCGTCACCGGCCTCGCCATCGTCATCGGCGTGATGTATAAGAACACAGTCCCGAACCATGTGTACGACGCAGAGGTCGAGCGCAACAAGGAACTCGCCAAAGCCGTGCAGTCGCTCGTCTCAGACGTTCACACGCTCTTGGTGGTCGTGAACGGCAAGGGTGGGATAAGCGATGTTTGAGTTCCTTGCCGTGGCCTCATCGGCGGTGCTGACGGCGGCGTTCGTGAACTTCGTGATCTCGGTGAAGCGAAGGCATCAGGCGCACAACATCAACGTGAACATCGACCACGTCCTACGTGACGTTGCAGACCTGTCGCTCTCAGTGGACAAGTTCGTGCGTCAGATAGAAGGACATTGCTGATGACTGTCGTGTTCCTCTACCTGTTCATGGCGACACTGTTCGGATTGGTCGCGGTCAGCCTCGGCACGGACGTTTGGAAGAACCACTACGCTGATCGTCCGATGCGACCGATGGTCATGTGGATTGCGGCGATGATGTGCATGCAGTCGGTCCACTTCGTGCTGCTCTCGTTCGCACGGTTCTACGCGAACACCACCGGAGAACGATGGCAAGCCATCGACGGGGTCGTCTGGCTCGTCGTCATGGTGCTGATGGCTGTGGCTGTGACCGGGTTCTACTCGTCATTCAGGATAGCTCGTAGCCAGAAGGAGCTGTGAGGAAGATGGGGTTCACCTATCGCTACTCTCCGATGCCGGAGACATACCGTAACCGACCTGGATACAAGATGTCCCCGAAGTCGGTCACGGTCCACAACACGGCCAACCCCAATGCGACCGCCATGAATCACGAGGCGTATCTGAACTCGGCTCCGCGTTCTGCATCGTGGCACATCACCGTGGACGACAAGCACGCCATCATGCACATCCCGCTCACCGAACAGGCATGGCACGCCGGGACGACAGCCGGGAACACGACGAGCGTCGGCATCGAGGTCTGCGAGTTCTCCGACGCTGCGCGGCAGAAAGCGGCAGAGGCGAACGCCGCGCAGCTCATCGCCGAGATGCTCACTGGCAAGGCTCCGAAGGGCTGGAACCTGAACGGCGCAGGAGTGAAACTGGCGAACGTCGTCACACATAAGTATTGGTCCGGCAAGCTCTGCCCTCGGGTGATCCTCCCGCACTGGACGAGTTTCAAGGCAGACATCCAGAAGCGCATGACCGCGCTCACGGCATCCCCGACATCTGCCGTGACGTACTATGAGATACGCATACACACGTCTGGGCCTGAAGTGGCGTCATACAAGGCGCTCGCGCAGAAGAACGACGATTTCATCAAGGTGACGCCGACGCCGAAGGACTCATGGAAGACGTGGTAGCCAATCGAAGGAGGCACTAGATGGACAGCACCGCAATCGTCTCGCTCGTCGGCCTTCTCGCTCCAATCATCGTCGGTCTCGTAGCGACGACGCAGTGGTCATCGACGCTCAAGGCCGTGCTGATGTTCGTCATTGCCGGAGGCGTCGGCGCTGTTGGTGCATGGCAGGCCGGAGCGTTCGCCGGGGACATCCAGACCGCTGTCCTCGCCGTCTACGGCGGGGCGCAGG